CTGCCATAATTTCTTTTTCAGATTCCAAAGCTTCTGCTCCTTCTAATAAACCGTGTTTTGACAGCATACTAGTAAACGTTTCCGCCAAAATCTCCCCATTGATTCCTGCCATTAACGCGATGAAAGAACGATAAGCGTATACGGCTTCTAAACGCTGTTCACTTTCTTTTCGCTCTAACTCATCTCCTTCTTCACTGATAGGAGTAAACCCAGCGGCTTCAGCAAACTTATTAGGGTTAGGTACTCCTAAGTCATAAAGAGCCCATCTAAATAATGTGCTAGTAGGTATCGTAGAGGACTCCATAACAATTTCTAATGGGTTCTTTTTCTTTCCCCAGAACTTCCAACTCATTTGGCTTCACCCCAGCGCTGAACAACTTTAATGTCTGCAACTAACGGAACTGATAGTAATTGAATGCCTTCCATGGCTTCTTTAATTGCTTCCACAGTTTGGTCTACCTTGTCATCTGGAGTTAAAGTTACTAGTTCGTCGTGCACGGTAAGGATGAGCTTAGCACCTTCTGGCAATGAACGGTAGGCCCGTACCATAGCCAATTTAATAATGTCTGCGGCTGATCCTTGAATACGGGTATTAAACGCTTGTCTCTCTGCCTGTGCTCTAGCCCCTAGATTTTTAGATTTAATTTCAGGTAGGTACCGCTTACGCCCAAGGATAGTAGTGACATGAGGAGGGTTCTGTTGTTTAGTAGCCCCAATAATTTTGGCACGATAAGAATTTACTGAGCCAAACTTAGCGGAGAATGCGGATAGCAAGTCTCTAGCGGCTGTAATTGAACACCCAATTTGTTTAGCAATTTTGTCAGGTCCTACGCCGTACGCCATAGCAAGAACAAGAACCTTGCCAGCCTTACGGTCTACCCCCATAGTGTCACCCACGGTGGTATAGATATCTCCACCATCAAGGTAGTTTTTCATCATGATAGGGTCTTTGGACATAGACGCAATTACGCGAGGCTCAATCTGTGAGTAGTCAGCCACTACAAGTTTGTATCCTTCGGGGGCAAAGAAAAGGTTTCTGATTGCCTTTCCGTGTACTGTATGAGGCGCAGGAACGTTTTGAAGGTTAGGGTTACGACTGCTGAAACGACCAGTCTCAGCACCGTGTTGTACAAAGTCGCAGTGGATTCGACCATTAATAAGTAACGAGTCTTTATGCTCACGTTTTTCTTTACCTCCTGTGGTACGGACAACTTCTCCACCTAAGTATGGGACTACGTAAGTGGTGCTTAGTTTATTTAAGTCTGCGTAGTCAAGCATGGCAGAGACTAAAGGGTCTCTGTTGCGGTAGGGCTCTAAGGCATCAGCGGCTACTGAATAATCCGCATACGTTAGGTCTTGGTTAGCGTCTGCCTTACGTTGCCCCGCTAAAGTTAACACCTTGGGCTGTAGTCCTCTTCCGCCCTCATCTTTGGGGGCGTACAGCAAGAACTGTTTTTCTTGATTAGAGTTGATATTAAAGACTCGTTCCGCCTGCTTAAAGATAGTGGATCTAGAAGTTTCAATGTCTTCTCTAAGTTGCTTATCTAGATGTTCAAGAGCCTCAACATCAATAGGTGCTCCCGTAAGTTTCATAGAGCACAGCACTTCTAACACGTTCATCTCAAGGGTCATAACTTTAGTTAGATCGGATTCGTCTAAGCGCGGCGCTAGTGTCTTCCAAAGTAAGAATGTGTACTTGGCATCAAGGTATGCGTACTTAGCAACTTCTTCAAAAGAATACTTCTCAACTTCCTTACCAACGCCTTTAACCATCTCATAGCCAAACTCACGTTGTAGGCAAGCATCAAGACCACACTTATTTTTATTACGGTTATCGCTAATAAACGAAGCAATCATGGTGTCAAAGTAAGGACCTACTGGTATATCTCCTCCGTAGTACTTTGCTACAGAAGTCAGATCAAATATTAAGTTGTGCCCAACTGTTAATATGTCTTGCGAAAAGAATAAAGGCTTTAACAGGTTAAAGACTTCGGCTGGGTAAAGCTGTTGTGGCGGGGGTCCAAATACTTTTGTGGCTTTCTTTTTATCCCTGGAGTAATCGCTAGGACGTGCGGTAAGACCTGCTTCAACCCGTTTTTCTCCCTGCCCTGTGAGCGGAAATAATTCTTCTACAAAATCTCCATTAGGGTGCCCCATAGGTATAACGTCACATCTACCGTGCGTAGCAAAGGTAACCCAGAGCACTTCGTTGATTGGGGTTAGACCTCTGTTGGGTCCAAAAGTTTCTACGTCAAACGCATACGCGTCTTGAGTTAAGTAATGGGTGACCATTTCTTTTAGTTGGTCACTAGTAGTAATTATATTCATATGATGCCCCTAAAGAGCCTCCAGCAGTAGGTTAGGGGGATCCTACTGCTGGAGGCAGCCTGTGTGTTGTTAGAGAAGTTCTTCTGCAATAGCGACAAGATCAGCGTAAGGCGTCATGCGAATTACGGTGTTGTCGTACGGCTCAAAGGATGCAACTGCGGTTTCGGCGTCAGCCTCAACAATGCCCCAATCTTCTTGAAGATCGCGGCCTTTAATTGCGTTCATGTGGTAAACCGTGGTCTGCTTTTGACCTGTACGGCTAAGTGCCCAGTAGTGACGATCTAGTGGACCTTGTGGCGAAAAATGTGCCGCGTGCAAGGTCTTAAAGAATCGCGGTGTAGCAGTCAGAATCTGACGCTGCATTGGGTTAGCACTTAGATTTACGATGGTAAACCCGCGCTTCTCTTCTGGCTTGTCACCAAGCATGGTGCATAGTGGACAGCCTTGTGGCTCATTAGCAGAGCACACAAAAGAACGCTTGCCTTCTGTGCGCTTGTTTAGGAAGTGTTGCTTGTAGGTGGCAAATGGGCCATTTGGGTCAATGAACTTTACTACCTGGATAGTTTCACTGCTCTTGTAATCAACAGGGTAATCTCCTGCTGGGGTATGTAGCTTTTCAGCGGCTTCCCAACCTGAACCAACAGATGCGGCAGATGGGGCTGTAGTCTTTGCCTGCTCTGGGCGGGCATCAACATCAAAGTCATCACCGAAGTTATCTGCTACGGCGAACTTTTCTTCTTCAATCGAACGATTAACTGGCATTGTATTTCCTTTACTCGGCATTTGTTTGCATTTCACTTTCGCGAATCTTAGCCCACATTTCAGATAACTCAAGAGTTACCTTCTTGTGGTTAGACCACTCTATCCTATCTAAGTGGAGTAGTCCATGTTTGTCAAATACCTCTACGGCGGCTTCAATCATAGGCCTTGTATAGAGGCGTCTTCCTTCACGTACCTTACCATCCTTACCTGACACTGGAGGTAAGCGGTAGGGAGACTTTGGGAAAACACCTTCTAGTGTCCAAGTCCTAACGGTAATTGCTGACCGCCCTAGAGCCTCTGCTAATGCGCCAAGGGTAAACATTTCTACCGATTGACCATTAGGCAAAGGTTTCATAGAAGGACGAGCATCCCAGGTCTTTGACTCAACCTTAGGTTGCTCTTTTGTTTCTCTACGCTTTCTTTTACTACCTGGGTAGTACTGGTCCAGTGTAGAGAACGTCTCTTCAATGAAATCTTCCATGTCTAACTCTTTGTCATCACTAGCGCCCAGCTTACTTTGGCTGGGAACATTGCGTCAATGTCTTCTTCAGTAATCAAACCTTCGTAGAAAGCCGCCATAATTTCATCCTCGTTTAGAACGGGAACCATGGTGACGCAACGCTCGTGAATGTTTTTTTCTTTAAGAATGTTTTCAGCAACTTCAATGTCTAAAGACTTAGATACTTTTCTCTGTTGCATAACTTTGCGGATGCCTGTTGTGTCGTCATCAACTTCAACAACAATGTGGCCTCTGCTGTCCTCTTCTCCAAGTTCTTTAACTCCATCTTTTAATGTGGAACGAACTTCGGACTGCAAGGAATTTAATTGATCGATCTTGTCTTTGAGCATGACACTTTGTCGAACTTGCTCTAGGAACTCTTTGATGTCCATAAGGACCCCCTTAGGTATAGAAACTACTCTACAGGGGAGGACTGACTTTCTGCAAGTCTGGCTTCTTTTAAGTAGTTATACAAAGCGTTAATGATAATGCTAGTGACGGTAACCCCGTCTTTTCTGGCCTGTTCTTGGACGGCTAGCCATAACTCGTCATCTACCCGTAGGGTTCGAGTTGGTGTCTTAGGTGCATTAGGCATACTTAATTATACACACTAGTGTACGTG